GCGAACGAATCAGCAACTCACAAGACGGGATCGTGAAAGAAATCAAAGGCGCGGACACGTTCATCTTTGGTCATACGCAAGCAGTGAAACCACTCAAATTTGCCAACCAGATGTATATCGATACCGGCGCAGTGTTCTGCGGAAATCTCACATTGATTCAGGTACAGGGAGAAGGCGCGTGGGCATAAGAGAACTAAACCTCACCAAAGAACAGCATGAGTGGCTGAATGGCTGGCTTGAACTGTGGGGCGCATGGGTTTATTCAGGTCGTCTGGAAAAGCGCATGAGCAGCGTAATAGCTAAATTCATGGAGAGCGTGGAGCCGGGAAGAGTTATGACAAGGCCAATGTGTAATGATGATGATGGAATGTTGATTTCTCAGGTCGTCGATTCCGTCATGTACATTGACAAGAAAGCCTTTGGCATCCTCCTCAGCTACTACGCCCACGGCTCTTCCAAGCACGCCATTGCATCTTACTATCATAGCGTCGCAAGACCTCGCAAGATGTTATGCCGGGGCGGCGGGCGCATTCAAAAACCATCGCTAGCAACCTGCCGACGGGAAGTTGACGAAATCCTCAATGCCTCGTTGTTTATGATTTACCCGATTCTGGATAGTGCGTTTAAAAACCGGAAACGTGTAGAGAAAATTAAGCATGTAGCATAGAACGTGTTGACATCGTTGAGCAAATGAGCAACACTATTCGCATAAGCTGCCGTTAGTGACTCTTAAGTTGCAACGGTGGCTTTTTTTATTTGGGTCAATCGTATAAAGGTCATTAGAGCCTGTAACTGTTTTTCGTCCATAAATTAACCTTCATTTGATGCTGGATTGAACATATCAAAATCAGGCAATTACACAAATCTATGTACAGGCTCTTTGTGCCTGACGTTAAAAGATTTTTTACAAGAATAATTTTGAATCAGTGAATTTGTGAACTCTTGCAACATTGATTTCGTAACGTTATTATCCTACGCTCGGCCCTTTAGCTCAGTGGTGAGAGCGAGCGACTCATAATCGCCAGGTCGCTGGTTCAAATCCAGCAAGGGCCACCAACCGCCATTAGCTCATCGGGATAGAGCGTCAGCCTTCGAAGCTGGTTGCGCGAGGTTCGAGTCCCCGGTGGTGGTCCATTATCGGTATTCTGCGTTGTTAGCTCAGCAGGACAGAGCAATTGCCTTCTAAGCAATCGGTCACTGGTTCGAATCCAGTACAACGCGCCACACTTATTTTCCCTGGCTCGCTTTTGCGGGCCTTTTTTATATCTGCGCCGGGTCTGGTGCTGATTACTTCAGCCAAAAGGAACACCTTGTATATGAAGTGTATATTATTTAAATGGGTACTGTGCCTGTTACTGGGCTTTTCTTCGGTATCCTATTCCCGGGAATTTACGATAGACTTTTCGACTCAACAAAGTTATGTATCTTCGTTAAATAGTATACGGACAGAGATATCGACCCCTCTTGAACATATATCTCAGGGGACCACATCGGTGTCTGTTATTAACCACACCCCACCGGGCAGTTATTTTGCTGTGGATATACGAGGGCTTGATGTCTATCAGGCGCGTTTTGACCATCTTCGTCTGATTATTGAGCAAAATAATTTATATGTGGCCGGGTTCGTTAATACGGCAACAAATACTTTCTACCGTTTTTCAGATTTTACACATATATCAGTGCCCGGTGTGACAACGGTTTCCATGACAACGGACAGCAGTTATACCACTCTGCAACGTGTCGCAGCGCTGGAACGTTCCGGAATGCAAATCAGTCGTCACTCACTGGTTTCATCATATCTGGCGTTAATGGAGTTCAGTGGTAATACAATGACCAGAGATGCATCCAGAGCAGTTCTGCGTTTTGTCACTGTCACAGCAGAAGCCTTACGCTTCAGGCAGATACAGAGAGAATTTCGTCAGGCACTGTCTGAAACTGCTCCTGTGTATACGATGACGCCGGGAGACGTGGACCTCACTCTGAACTGGGGGCGAATCAGCAATGTGCTTCCGGAGTATCGGGGAGAGGATGGTGTCAGAGTGGGGAGAATATCCTTTAATAATATATCGGCGATACTGGGCACTGTGGCCGTTATACTGAATTGTCATCATCAGGGGGCGCGTTCTGTTCGCGCCGTGAATGAAGATAGTCAACCAGAATGTCAGATAACTGGCGACAGGCCCGTTATAAAAATAAACAATACATTATGGGAAAGTAATACAGCTGCAGCGTTTCTGAACAGAAAGTCACAGTTTTTATATACAACGGGTAAATAAAGGAGTTAAGTATGAAGAAGATGTTTATGGCGGTTTTATTTGCATTAGTTTCTGTTAATGCAATGGCGGCGGATTGCGCTAAAGGTAAAATTGAGTTTTCCAAGTATAATGAGAATGATACATTCACAGTAAAAGTGGCCGGAAAAGAGTACTGGACCAGTCGCTGGAATCTGCAACCGTTACTGCAAAGTGCTCAGTTGACAGGAATGACTGTCACAATCAAATCCAGTACCTGTGAATCAGGCTCCGGATTTGCTGAAGTGCAGTTTAATAATGACTGAGGCATAACCTGATTCGTGGTATGTGGGTAACAAGTGTAATCTGTGTCACAATTCAGTCAGTTGACAGTTGCCTGTCAGACTGAGCATTCGTTAAAAAAATTCGCATGGTGAATCCCCCTGTGCGGAGGGGCGACTGGTGTATAAGGTGTCATCTCTGACGACAACCTGGAGCGAGATACGCGGGTTCAGGGACACCGGACTGAACTCACCGGGAGGCACCCGGCACCATGTACATGATGATACAGATACGCAGTGTCAGCCCCTCTCCGGAGGGGCTTTTTATCTGAATGATTCTGTTATTTTCGCCCGTATGGGCATATTTCCAGAATGCAGCGATGATTAAAACACTTATCTGTGATATTTCCTGTGTTTGCAGGGCACTCCTGGCTGTTTTTAATTAAATTCCAGACGTTTTTATTAAATGGGGCCACGTTGTAAATGGTGACGGGGAGCTCTTTATTATTGAGTATTACGCCTGTCCGGGTTGGTGTAAAAATACAGCCCGGAGGGAGGAAGGTATCTGACTGATACCATAATATTAATTTTATGTTACACCATATGGCTGAAAATGATATGCCACATGCTGGCTGGATTACCGTGTCAATCACTATCCAGTTCATTTGCTTTCCTTATTTTCTTAAGGTTTTAAATGATGCCATAAATTATAGGTGATGTTTTGAAAGCAATCTGTCAGGCTGAGTTGTTTTTCTGGTGTCGTTTATTCTTTGTTTAAAATAAGAGGGCATTTTAAATTGTCGGCGTTTTTTTGTTATATAAGAGACATGGTTTTTTTATAGCGTGTTTTTTATGTGTTACATGATTGTGTGTTCCGGATAATTACTTTGCTGGCGGCAGGAGAGGTTATGACATTTAAACACTACGATGTGGTCAGGGCGGCATCGCCGTCAGACCTTGCTGAACGACTGACACAAAAACTGAAGGAGGGCTGGCAGCCATTTGGCAGTCCGGTGGCCATCACGCCTTACACCCTGATGCAGGCCATTGCGGCGGAAGGTGATGTCACCACACCAGTGGCGGTGACCGGTAATGAGGGTAAGGCGGTGGCTGTCAGTGCCACCAGAGCCCCGGAGTATTACTTTGTTGTGGTTCTGGCAGGGCAGTCAAACGGCATGTCGTATGGTGAAGGTCTTCCGCTGCCGGAGACATATGACCGTCCGGAGCCGCGTATTAAGCAACTGGCGCGTCGCAGTACGGTGACACCGGGTGGTGCAGCATGCAGATATAACGACATCATTCCGGCGGACCATTGTCTGCATGATGTGCAGGACATGAGCCGTCTTAACCATCCGAAAGCGGACCTGTCAAAGGGGCAGTACGGAACCGTGGGGCAGGGGCTGCATATCGCCAAAAAATTGCTGCCGTTTATACCGGCGAATGCGGGCATTCTGCTGGTTCCGTGCTGTCGTGGTGGTTCAGCGTTCACCACCGGAGCTGATGGCACATACAGTGACGCGAGTGGTGCTTCGGAGAATTCAACCCGCTGGGGTGTGGACAAGCCGCTGTATAAGGACCTTATCGGTCGAACAAAAGCAGCACTGAAGAAGAACCCGAAAAATGTGCTGTTTGCCGTGGTGTGGATGCAGGGGGAATTTGATTTTGGCGGTACGCCGGCAAATCACGCAGCACAGTTTGGTGCGCTGGTTGATAAATTCCGTGCAGACCTGGCGGATATGGCAGGTCAGTGCGTCGGTGGCTCTGCTGACGGTGTTCCCTGGATATGCGGGGACACGACGTATTTCTGGAAGCAGAAGAACGAATCCACGTACCAGACGGTGTACGGCAGCTACAAAAACAAAACGGAAAAGAATATCCATTTCGTACCGTTCATGACCGATGAGAACGGGGTGAATGTGCCGACGAACAAACCGGAAGAAGACCCGGACATTCCGGGTATCGGATATTACGGTTCGAAATGGCGTGACAGCTCAGCCACCTGGACGTCACAGGACAGGGCGAGCCATTTCAGCGCCTGGGCACGCCGTGGGATTATTTCCGACCGTCTGGCAACGGCGATTTTGCGCCATGCGGGAAGAGTGGCGCTAAACGCGGGGGCATCATCGACAGTATCAGAGGTGCGCCCGTCATCGCCTTCCGGTGCAGAAGCCACAGGCGTCACAACACTGCTCTCTTACCTTGCCAGCGAGTCAGAGGGAAGCCTGAAAGTACAGGGATGGTCAGCCAGTGGCGGCAGGGCAGAAGTGGTCAGCGATGCGGAGGGAACCGGAGGTAAGGCAGTGAAGCTGACCAAGGAGGCCGGTAAAAGCAGCTGGGTGCTGGAGTACGCCGCGGGCAACGGTGCGGCTCTGTTACAGAAAGGGGGGCAGATTCGCTGCCGCTTTAAGGTTTCGGGAGCGCTGGCTGCGAACCAGTATGTTATGGCGTTTTACTGGCCGGTATCTTCACTGCCACAGGGCGTTGCCCTGACCGGAGACGGGGGGAATAACCTGCTGGCAGCGTTCTACATCCAGACAGATGCAAAAGACCTGAATGTGATGTACCACAATGCGAAAGTGGCGACAAACAACCTGAAACTGGGAACCTTTGGCGCATTTGATAACGAATGGCATACGCTGGCTTTCCGCTTTGCCGGGAATAACAGCCTTCAGGTGACGCCGGTTATTGATGGTCAGGATGGCACACCGTTCACGCTGACGCAGTCACCGGTCAGTGCATTTGCGGCGGATAAACTGCATGTGACAGACATTACCAGGAATGCGACTTACCCGGTGCTGATTGACAGCATTGCGGTGGAAGTGAACAGCACAGACACTGCGGCATGATAAAAAAACCGCCAGCGACAGGAATGGACGCTGGCGGTGGTAATACCTATGGAGAAAAAATAAAGGAACGATACTTTCGTGCTCTGGTTTTTTAAATGAAAACAGTTCTTATTGTCAACAATAACGGAAAGAAATTATGACATTTCTGAACCAGTTAATGCTGTACTTCTGTACGGTGGTCTGTGTGCTGTATCTCCTTTCGGGTGGATACCGGGCCATGCGTGACTTCTGGCGCAGACAGATTGACAAAAGGGCCGCTGAGAAAATCAGCGCCAGTCAGTCAGCCGGAAGCAAACCCGAAGAGCCGCTCATTTAGCGGCAACTTTCTTAATCACACCTTTCGACGAGAAAATCCCATGTCAGAAATTACATCCCTGGTCACTGCTGAAGCAGTGAAGGAAGTCCTGCGCTCTGAAGAAGTCCGGAGCGCACTGAAACAGAAACTTCGCCATAACCTGGAAGCGCGTCTTGATGCAGAGGTTGATGCCATTCTGGATGAGCTGCTTGGTGTACAGGCAGAGCCACCGACTGAAGCGGGAGATACCACCGCAGAGAGCGGTGAAGTTCAGCCTGAATCACCGGTCGCCGATGCGACTGAACCTCAACCCGAATCGGTCATGATGCTGTAACGGGGAGTCAGGGCCATCAGTAAACAGCTGCTGGCCTTTTTCATGTTGTGAGCTTCCGGATAACGGGAGACGGGGTATGTACCAGATGGAAAAAATCACAACAGGTGTGTCATACACCACGTCAGCGGTGGGGACGGGATACTGGTTACTGCAGCTGCTGGACAAAGTCTCTCCGTCCCAGTGGGTGGCGATAGGTGTGCTGGGAAGTCTGCTGTTTGGCCTGCTGACGTATCTGACAAATCTTTATTTCAAGATTAAAGAAGATAAGCGTAAGGCTGCGAGAGGTGAATAATGTCGCCGTCATTACGCAAGGCTGTTGCAGCTGCTATTGGTGGTGGGGCTGTTGCCATAGCGTCTGTGCTCATCACTGGTCCAGGTGGTAACGATGGTCTGGAAGGTGTCAGCTACATACCATACAAAGATATCGTTGGCGTATGGACTGTATGTCACGGACACACCGGAAAAGACATCATGCCCGGTAAAACGTATACCGAAGCAGAATGCAAAGCCCTCCTGAATAAAGACCTTGCCACGGTCGCCAGACAAATTAACCCGTACATCAACGTCGATATACCGGAAACAACGCGCGGCGCTCTTTACTCGTTCGTTTACAACGTGGGCGCTGGCAATTTCAGAACATCGACGCTTCTTCGCAAAATAAACCAGGGCGATATCAAAGGCGCATGTGATCAGCTACGGCGCTGGACATACGCTGGCGGTAAGCAATGGAAAGGGCTGATGACTCGCCGCGAGATTGAGCGTGAAGTCTGTTTGTGGGGGCAACAATGAGCAGGGTAACCGTTATTATCTCCGCTCTGGTTATCTGCATTATCGCCTGCCTGTCATGGGCTGTTAATCATTACCGTGATAACGCCATCGCCTACAAAGAGCAGCGCGATAAAGCCACATCCATCATCGCTGATATGCAGAAGCGGCAACGTGATGTAGCAGAACTTGACGCCAGATACACAAAGGAGCTTGCTGATGCTAATGCGACTATCGAAAGTCTCCGTGCTGATGTTTCTGCTGGGCGTAAGCGCCTGCAAGTCTCCGCCACCTGTGCAAAGTCAACGACCGGAGCCAGCAGCATGGGCGATGGAGAAAGCCCAGGACTTACAGCAGATGCTGAACTCAATTATTACCGTCTCCGAGGTGGAATCGACAAGATAACCGCGCAGGTTAACTACCTGCAGGAGTACATCAGGACGCAATGCCTGAAATAATTTTTTTTGCAAATCACAAAGTCCATTTAATGAGCCTCGCGATGCGGGGCTTTTTGCAATAAATGCGTACCGCAACGCATGTTTTTTACACCGAACCTGCCCCTTTGGAATGGGCCTTTGAGGATACCAGTTAGTGCTGGCGAGCCTCGGTGGGCTGGTTTCCTGTGCGGCAAAGGTTCATTTCAAAGAGTAGGTACACGCTATGAAATCATTAACCCTCTTCAATCAACCAATCCGTATCGGTGAAGATGGCATGATCTGCCTCACTGATATGTGGAAAGCCAGTGGTAAAAGTGAATCTGAATCTCCGTACCACTACCTGCGAAACAAGCAGACCAAAGAGTTCTTGGCTGAGCTGGAGAAAAACCACGAATCTGTGGTTTTTACGGAACGCGGTGCGCACGGTGGAACTTATGGCGGAAAGTTCGTTGCTTATGATTACGCAGCATGGCTAAACCCCGGATTTAAATATGCAGCCTATAAAGTCCTCGATGATTACTTCACCGGAGAGCTTCATCATCGGAACAGCTTAAGTGCGCAGCTCAACATGAAATGTCATGAGTTTGATCAGAAAAAAGACATGGCGAGCTTCTGTGGACAAGGCCTCGCGGCATGGCGCTACACGAAACCTGGTTTGATCGCTGAAATTAACTCCCTGGCTAACCAGTTGCAGATTTCGATCCCCGGGCTTCCGGGATGAGTGATCGTGTCATTGAATGCGCCTCCAGAGCGGGGCGCGACTTCTCAGAGTTCATGAAAGGCGAGAAGGGTATGATGGAAGCATTGGCCTCGGTGGATGAGTTTGGCGAGCAGCTGCGCCTCAACGGCTGTGTCAATCATCACTTTGTTAGCTACATGATGCGGAACTCGATCATGCAGGCATTCATGGACATGGCAAAAGCCGAGAGGAAAGAAGAGCGCCGGCGTAAGCGAGCGGAAGCAAAAGCGAAGTAGCCATTACAAAGCCCATCTACTGGTGGGCTTGATAATGGCTTATACCCTACACGGGATAACTTAACTGATATCCCTTTTAACGGATAAAGGTATTCAAGCCTGACACATCATGCGCTGTATTGAACCGCCCCGGGTTTCCTGGAGAGTGTTTTATCTGTGAACTCAGGCTGCCAGATCATCGTTTCCGATGGAAGCA